CTACCATATCGGCCTGCGCCAATGTAGTAGGCACTGCGGGTGCCGTTGCGGGTGGGGTAGTTTTTGCGTTTGCAGCCGCCGCTGTTTGCGTTTTAGGCATGTTGGTTATTTAACCCTTTAAAAACGGCCTTGGCATTTTGCCTGCGCCGCTACCCCCCATTATAAGGGTATAGCTTGGCATGCCAAGCTGTAAAACACCATGGGGCGCATTTTATTGGCACCCGTGGCCATTTGGCCACACCCGCGTTTCACGCATGGCAGGTATGCTTCACACGCAGGGCTGCGTTTCACGCATGGCAGCTATGTTCTGCGCGCATGGCTGCTTTTCGCCGCGCCGCGCCGCCGGAGCGCGGGAGCGCCGGAGCGCGGGAGCACACACCCTGGACAGACAAGACAGAGGCGACGACGACGACGACGGATTATGATTGGTGTGGGAGTGGTTATGGGAGTGGGTGTGGTGGGAGTGGGATCCGAGATCCTAGATCAAGTTGACGACGACGACGACGACGACGGACTACCGCGCACAAAAAAAGAGCGGAGCGCCGAAGCGCCCCGCCCCGTTGGAACCGGCCCTAGGCGACCAGTTTAATGTACGACGCAAAGCCGTTTTTCTTGCTGCCGTTTAGGCCGATAAGCAAGTCGCCCATTCCACCGCCCAGCGTTTTGACAACCTTGGGGTCGCGGGCAAACTCTATGGCCGTGGCTTCCCACGCTGCCATGATGCCAAAGATGGTGGCGCGCTTGCCATGGTCCCGGGTTAGCGGCGTCGCGCTGCCCGTTAATACGATTTGCGCCTTGGGGTTCGCGGTTAAAAAGGCAAACAAATCCGCCTTGCCAACTGGCTCCTTAGCATTGCCGGAACCCTGTAACTCGACCAACTTAACCTTTGACTGTGCCATTTGCTTTCTCCTGTATAATGGCCATCACCCTGGTTAGGGCAACTGTTCGAAGCCTAACATGGCGCTACCCTCTAAGCAACTTCTTTTTTGTCTTTGTGGTCACGGTCCTTGGACTCAGATCTGCGATCATCGATCACCGAACACATGGCCACGATCATGGATCGCCAGTCGCAGTCCTTGAACGGACTAGACCAGATCAGAGGGATTGACGAAACCGACGACGGGACCGTCAACTCCCGGATCACGGCCCCTGTGTAAAGATTCATAACCCGCCTCCGGGGATCCCCGATCAATATAAATGACGACCCACCTGCACGATGACGACTGTAATGCCAAGATATCTGGTGTGGTCGGATCTTGATTGTACTACTTCTAATAACCTTCAGCTCTATCCAAAGATCATATGAGTCATAAAAACCGTTGACGTCAGGAACTCCCGGCGAAGCCCATGATTCTAAACGTATCCAGTGAATATTTAGTGACGACGTACCATCACGTAATTTTCTCCAAAGATCTGCTTCCTTCATCTTCTAGCTCCTCAACAGGCGTCACATCAAGGATTGGCCTGTACTGATTATGTATTTCTTGCAGCCGACGCACCACGTCTTCCCTGTTCATTGAGTCTATGCGACCTACCAAAATCTCCTTGCGGTCGACGTAAAGACCACCCACTTGACCCCGTGCTTTTTCTGCGTTTACGGCTGCGGAATACGCCCCGTTCTGCAGGGCTACGTCGCGCAGCTTGGCCAGTTGCTCCACGTGGTTTTCGTAGGTTACCTCGTACTTGCGCTGCAACTCTAGCCTGAACTGTTTTATCCTATCGGCGACGTATGGCTTGTCGTGTAGGAGCTCTGCCGCTCGCACGTTTGGATGCTTGTAGCCAGCTCGCCTTGCGGCTTCTGTGCCGGTTACTTGATTGACTACATACTCGTATACGAATGTGCGCTGCTTGTCGGTTAGTTTTTGCCTTAGAATACCCATGTCGTCATGGTTAGACCGGTGTTCTATTTGTTCGGCGTCGGGCTTGCGGGGGTTTGACCTTCCCGGCATAGCTGTTTTTCGCTCCGCTCATTTCTGCCTCTTTATGCTTTGCGTTCTACCCTAAAGTTAGCTCAGATCGTTCGAAGAATATAGAAAAAGTAGAACTCCTGAAATTGTCATTTAGAGCTATTGACACTATTAGAAGCAATCATGAAACAATAACTCCCTAATAGGGTATAACACCTTGACACCATTAGCCTATATCCAAACCTATTAGACCTATTAGCATTTTTCAACTTTTTGCTTTTATTTTTTCCATTCCTACTCGAGATGACTATAGGGCCGTGTTTTTTGGACACATTGGCGGTTTTCTGGGATTGTGGTAAATGGTCACGCGCCCGTTCTTCTTGTTAATTCACGGCGCATTTTCTTTAAAGTTTTTTGTTGCTCCTTTAGCATAAGGGTCTGTACCTGGACTAGGCGCAGAGTTTTCTTTAGATTGGCTTGAGTTTCAGATAATGTTTGGGCTAGTTCTTCGTAGCGCCTGTTGTTGATGTCGAGCAGGTCGAGGTCTTGGCGGCATGGTGTCTTTTTTGGCTTTAGTTGATAGAATAGGTCTATTGGAACATCTAGAACTTCGGAGTACCGCGCCACCATGCTGTGATGAAACGTGCTTTTCTTCCCTGTTTCAAAACGACTAATTTGCACTGGTGAGGTGCCTAGTTTATCCGCCATTTGACGAAGGCTTAGTGGTTTCTTACCGTTTATGGGGGTTGTTTCCCTGATTCGCCGCATGTTGCTACGGATTATGTGGTGTTTTTGCTCCATGGTTTTACGACACCTCTTCTTTTGTGATGGTTTTGGCTGCAAGGTCTAGGGTGTACAGCCAGTTGATATCGCCGTGTTGTTCTGTTGTTGGTTCGTAGTGGCCCACTTTCCATGTGCTGTGTGGGTCGTTGCGTGGTATTTCGGGTGTTAGCACCCCGGTGAGCCCGTCGAGTGGTGGCAGGCCCATAACGACAATCCAGCCCCCTGCTTGATTAACGTTGTCGCGCAGGTGACCGTTTTTGACCCAGCCCATGAAGCGTTTTAGGTCGGGCATTACGGTTTCGGGGTAGCCGTCGTAGTGCCTGTAGAACCACATTTCGGCTCCGGTTGCGTCGGTGAGTAGGATATTGCAGCGTGTTGACATTGGTTAGGCCCTCCTTAGGCTATGAGTCGTAGTATTGTTGGGGGTTTTCGCTGGGCTTAACAAAGCGAATGGTTGTGGGGCCTTCAGCCCAGCTATAGTCTTCGTCGCGGGCTTTGTTTTCTGCAAAGAGGCCCTGCACTGGGCGATGGTGTATAAAGCGGAAGTGGTAACCGTCGCAGTCGATGCCGCCGCAATAGACAGCAACAATGCCGTTTTCGGTGGCGTTGGCCATTTCTGCGGCCAGTTCTACGCGCAGGTTAATTTCGTGGTGCACCCCGTTGAACCGCGCGCCGTGGGCGTTGCGATTTTTAAAGTGCTTTTTGACCAGCTTACGAACTTGCGGTGATAATGCCATGTTAGAACTCCTTTTGTTTGGCTATGCCTAATAGTACCCTTGGACAAGGGCAGGAGCTATTTTCTTTTAGTCGCGCTGAAACCATGATGGTGTTGGTCGTTTGGTCCAGCGCATGTCAAATCGCTGTTGCTTTGTGTGATAGTAGGCGCGATAGGTTTCTACGGCACTGTCACAAAGGCAGTCGGCATGGTCGCCGAGAGCCAGTGCGAATGGAGTACGTGGGCCGTGCGTGATATTCTCAGGCAGTTTTTTGAGTGGGCTGCGAAGGCGCTGGTCTGTTTTGTGGATTTTGCCGTAGCGATGCTGATACTCGCGACACAGTGCGGTGAAATGCAGGAAGTGCCACAGATAGTTGCCTGATGATTTGCGTGTCCAGATTGTGCAGGGGTGATTCTTGTGAACAGGCTTGTAGAATACGCTGTCGTTGGCCACGTCGTCGAGTAGATGGTGCGTGGTTGATAGCATTTGTGCGGATTCCAGGACCATTTTCACGACATGCTTGTCGCATTGGGCTTGGGCCGCAATGATGGGGTTTTCGTCGAGTATAAATATATTCATATTATGATTAGCTCATGCATACACGAATGTGAACACGCCGAAGATAGCGGAAACCCCTATCCACACGACACCCCCTATTAATAGACCGCTGACAATAATGACTGCGGCCCATTTAAGAAACTTGGGCTTTGTCATGCGGCCATCAACGTAAATATGACCAGCCACATGAAGACCCCCATCAAAAGGCCGCCGCCGATAATGACTGCGGCTTTTTTGAGATTATCAGTTATGGGGGTTTCTTTTAGAAACTGTGGTCTCATTGGTTTGCCCTTTCTATTGGCTTTTACCCTGAAATAAGGCGACCGTTTTCCTGCTTGGGTTCGGCAAACGAGGCAACCTCCTTGCCCGTTTCGTCAACCCAGCCATCCCCCGCACAGTCTATGCTAAAATACATGGTGATGCACAGGGTGGGGAAGCGGCGTTGCAGTTCGTGCACTATGGGCACGGGCGGACCCCATGCCGTTAGGAAATTGTACCTTACTTCCCCACGGTCATAATCCTGTTCGGTTGTGCTGTGTTGTTAGGCATTCCATTTGGTGCCCCAGTTTTCAACCGACCAATCGTACCAGTTAGGCCCGTCGCGGTCTTCAAGGGATAGGTTGCCTTGGTCCTGCAGGGCCTGTGGCATGGGCAAGATTTTGTTGAAATCTATTTCGTTACCCACAAACTTGTGGAAAGCGTTTAGGGTTTTTTGAGTGCCCCCGCAAGCACTTAGATAGTTGTCACAATGATTAGGCATAGCTGACACTCCTTTTGTTTGGCTATGCTTAATAGTAATGTGGGACGGCTTTGGGAGCAAAGGCCCAGCGCTCGTGTTGATAAAAAAGATGCGCCGTTATTCACCAGGATTTCGCATTTTCTTACGGCATGCAAGTATCATATTCCATTCCTCATTTCTAGTCATTGGCTCACCGTATACGTCAAATGCAATAA